CTCGGAGCGACAAAATATACTCTTGCACCGTAATCGTCAAGATAGGTCATATACTCGGCGATGCCCGAAGCAAATAATGTCTTGCCATTCTTTCTGGCAACTATCAAGACAACTTCTCGGAATTGTCTGTTGCCGTTCTCGTCAACGCATCCGAACACAATTGACAAAAACGCTTTTTGCCATAGTTCCAATTTGACAAGCTTCGGTGCAAGTTCGCCCTCGTGATGATGGCAAAAATTCTCGATAAATGTTATTGCAAGCTTCGCCTTTTTTGCATCATAAAAAAAGAGCTTTTTTTCAAGCCCTTTAATTACAAATTCATACCAAAGGCGGATTTTTTGCCCGACAATAACGGTGCCGTCTTGTATCTGCTGATAATATTCAAAAATATAATTATTCATCGGTCAGCTCTTCCAATTTTGACTTTGTCCGCATTGGCGGAAGCATTTTGCCGAGTCTGTCAATAACCGCTGTGTAAACTTTCATCATTGAATTATACGCTTGTATGTCTGCCGATATTTTTCGCCCGTATTGATTTTCTCCGTTTTGATATTCGTCTGTTACACCCGATGCATTTATCATATCTTGCAGGTCCTCAAGCGTCACCTTCATAAATGCCGCATTTTCGATTAGCGGTGTGCATAATTCAAGCTTGTTTGCCGGAAGCGGCGAATAAAACTGTTTAATTCTTTCTGTTTCTGTTTTAATTCGTTTTACCTTGTCCATTTTAGATTGATACACCCCCATTAAGATTTATTCTCGGTTTTTCTATACTCCTTCTCCCTCGGTCTTCCGTTGCGTTGTCCTTTTACTTGATAAGGGGGGGTAGTTTTGATTTCAACCTCGCCATTTTTCCCTATGTTATACCGTTTCTTTTTCTTTTCTCTTGCTATATGCTCATCGTTATGACATTCTATGCATAAAGCTTCGAGGTTATTATAGTTAAGCGTTACGCTTGCATCATTTATGTTGTCCGGTGTTATGTATGTTTTGTGATGCACAATGACGGCAGGCTTTATTATTCCCTTTGCCTTGCATCGTTCACATAAAAAGCCTTTGCTTCTGAGATAACCTTCTCGGCAGTCCTGCCATTGTTTTGATTTGTAAAATTTTTCTGCGTAAGGTTTCATAGTGTTGTAAAACAAAGCAAGCACTCTCGGGGTGTGAAAGTGCTTGCTTTGCCTGCGTAAAGGAGATTGATTAAATGAAGGATGAAAAACGAATAAAGACCTTTTTATTCTTTTCATACTACCATTTTAGCAGATATTCCGTAACATTTGTAACAAGTTTAGATACAATGATTTTTTAAATATCTATGAACGGTCATTTTGCAATTTCCTTCGGTTTCAACTGACGAAATCTTTGCGGCGACATAATCCCATTTTAAACCTTCAATGAATCGGTAATAAAATATCAGCCTTGTCCGTGTGTCTGCTATGTTGTTTATGTACCGCATAACGCCTCGTTGCTCTTTTATTCGTTCCTGTAATAAAGCTTCAAGCTCATTTGATAAGTCCACATATTCGCTTACTACTTGTCCGAGCTTGTCGCTTGAATTCCCCCTCGGCATTCCCGAAAGATTTACGCTGATGCTTTCCGCTTCGTCTTGTAATATCTTTATACGCCTGCGGAGTTCGTCAATCTCCTGCTGTGCGTGTCGGTAATTGTTTAATTGTTCAATGGTCATATATTCACCTCATAGCATCGCAAAATATAAGGCTGCTCTGAATATTATCATTGCGACCCAATATGCCGCCGATATTCCGCCGATTATTGCTAAAACAAAAATCGTTATGCAAATTAAAAGTATTTTTTTATTGCTCATTGTCCGCCTCCGTTTCAATTATTCGGTTGATATATTTCGTTTTGAGCGTCCGACCTTCCATTGAGCCGTCATCTGCTCGCCCGTCATAAAGCACCGCATATTGTCTTGGGAACAATTCACCGTAACCGCCGATTATCGTTCCGCTTTTGCCAGTCAATCTGTCAATGACTTTTGTTCCGCTTTCAAACCGATATTTTTTTCTTAAAGGTTTTCTTTTTCTCATTCCTCAACCTCCTCGTCCATTTTTGCTCCGCAGTTTCCGCAATATGTTGTAGGTACTAAACTCGTATTATTACAAAACGAACAAACAACAACTTGAGAAGCATATACATTTGTTTTCCAATATGCGTGTCTTATAGGCTCTGCTTCAATAATCGGTGCGTGTTCAATATCATCTAGCATATTTTTATATGCTTCTCGATATGGGAAACCTTTTCCCTTTGCCACTGTGTAAACTCTCTGTTCTAAAAGGTCATCCGCATCAATTAACCTCATTTCACATCATCTCCTTATTAAAGTTCCAATTTTATTTGTCCGCTGATTTGCCTTTGTTCCGCTTTGAATTCGTTATATTGCTGACGAAATTTATAGCTCGCTCCAAATATCGCCCACGCCGCTTTATAAACCTTCGGTTCAAAAGGTTTCAATCGCTCTAAATCCTCAATGGCTTTTGACGATATAGAGCATCCGCAGCATCCCGTCCTTGTGAAGCCGTAAACCTCATAAGCATCCGAATATCTGATGCCGTATTGTGATTTATACCACGCCTTGTCCTCGTCTGACACATAATAAAGCGGTTTAAGTCTATATTGTCCGCTTGATGTCTCGGAAAAACACATAGTCGCATTTTTTTCGGCTTTTCTCGGGACTGACCTCATTCCGCCTTCGTCTCGGCGTTCTCCTGTTATAATCATTTCAAAATCTTTTTGTATTTCGTGCGCAGGTTGTTTTTTGCAATAATCGCAACATTTTGCACTAACTTTGAATGGTATCGGGTTTTGTTTTAAAAATTCATACATATACGGTGATGAATTGATGACAAGCTGAATGTTCGGTCTCGGCTCACCTTTTGAATTACAACAACATAAAAAGTTTATGCCCTGTTCAGCGTTTGGATACCGTTCCCGTAATTCTTGCCGTTTTGCTTCTTTGTCGGTTGCCTTGTCATATTCTTCTTTTATCGTTAAGGGCAGATTTTTTGCTTGTACTGTTTCTAATGCTGCCGACATTATTTTTGATACGAACGGGAGACCATATTCCCTTGTTGCTTTAACTATGTTCTTTTTTGGTCTGATTTCTTCAATTTCAACTCCATATTTTTCGGCTGTTTCTTTGACATGCCGCTTTGTTGCTTCAAGCTCTAATCCCGTGTTAAAAAATACATATTTGACTTTTGGTGCTTCTCCGCCATTTATATCTTTCAACACGCCGTTTCTCACCCTCTCTATAAGGTCAATCATAATATCGCTGTCGCTTCCGCCTGAGTACGAACATATTGCGTTTGGGTGTTCTTTTAATCGTCTTGCAATTATACCCTGTATAGCCGTAAATTTTGCGGCAGGCTCAAAATCTGCATAAGTCGGTCTTTGTTCATATATTTGGCTTCTAAATTCTCCGTTTGCATCCTTCATTGTTTTTTCACTCCTCATATTGTTTCAATTTCGATTACGGTGTAACCTTTTTTTGCTTTGTCAATGTCAGCTTTCAGAACAAGGTCAACAATTGCAAAGCTATCATCCTGCAAGATTTTTGCCTTGACTAATCCGTCAAGTATAAACTTGCCCGAATAATTGTCGGGGTCTCTCCGCCTTGCATCTTTGAAAAAATAATGAAGCGTAACTCTTGCCCGACAAATCGGATATGGCGGTTTCGGTCTGCATATTACTTCGATAAGCTCCGCCCAAGTCTTTTTTTCATATTGATATTTGAAATTCTTGCCTTGACTTCCGTTCCCAAGATATTTGTTATTGCTCGGAGGTATGTCCGGTATCTTGTATAAGTATTTCAAGCTTTGCCGTCTCCTCTCTGATTTTCCGTAATTCGTCATTTATGCCGTTCGCCATTGAGACTATGCCTGCCATCTGTTCGCTTATCGTGTTCATCCAATATTCAAATTCTCGCATTGTGTAATACTCCTTATCGTTCATTTTTTCGCTCCGTATTTTTTATAGATTCTGTAATTTCTCGCCCGTTCGTATTTCTCGAACGATTTGTATGCTTCTTTGTTTGCATCCGTCATTTCTTTCCACTCGTCATATGCTTTGCGCCATTCGGTGTATTTCTCGCATTGTGAGTGACATTTGAAATGCCGTTCGGTGCAATCTTTACACGGTGCATATGTCATGTCTGTTCTCCTATGTCTGAAAATTCTAATTGAGATTTTTCGGGAAGAATGAGCATCTTTTCTTTTGCTTCGGTGTAAAATTTGCGGTCAATTTCGAAGCCATAAGAATTTCGCTTTAATTCAAGGGCGGCTCTGAGTGTGCTTCCGCTTCCTGCGCATGGGTCTATTACAACATCGCCCTCGTCTGTAAAAATTTCTATAAGCTGCTTTAAAAGATTTATCGGCTTTTGTGTCGGGTGTATTTTCGGATACTCCTTGCTGCTATCTCTTTTCCACTCAAACCAATTAAAAATCATATGCTTGTTGCCGAATGCGTCTGTATTATTAAATTTCGGCAATTTATCTCGATATAAAACAAGCGCATATTCTGTCGCTCCGACAATTTTCATATTTGCCTTTAATACCTGCGCCGAATAATTTTTGATAAATACAAGCGGATATGAATGTTTGAATCCGTAACGCTCCCCATATTCTTTAACGGTCTGTAATTGTTCAAAAGCGCAAAAAACAATCATTGCGGGAGCTTTGCCTTTTTCTTTCGGCTCTTTCTTTAATAGCCTATTGCAAAAGTGAAAATATTCGGCAATCTTAAATTGCCCATCGCAGTTAAAAAAAGTCTTGCCTGCGAATTTGCTCTCGCCGTTTGAATTGTCGCCGTCATTGTACCATTGCGGATTCGATGCATAAGCGTTAACGCCGAGGTTGTATGGTATGTCTGTTATAACAAGCTGCGCCTTCGGTATGTTATAACGCTTATAATTTTGAAAATTATCGTGGTAAATTTCGCATTTTATTTCCTTCATTTTTTTCTCCTTTATGTCTGTCTGTCCCTTTCCGCCCATTTCAAAATTGTCTGATAGCAATTATGGACTTTATGACCTTTGTCTATATATTTTTGCAAATTCTCGATATAATTGTCATATTCTTCGAGCGATAAAATTTTCAGAAGCTTTGCGTCTTGTTCCTCTGTCAACAGAACATCGGGGCAATATGCCGTTGCAGGCTCTCTTTTTGCTTCGGCTGTCAAAAGGCTTTCATCCTCGCATGCGTGCGTGTGTGCGTGCGTGCGTTCGCTCGTAATATTATAATTATTATCATTCTTTAATTCTTTACATTCTTGTTTGTTGCCCTTTGCTTGCCCTTTGCTTGCCCTTTGCTTGCCCTTTGCTTGCCCTTCTGATTTTTCAAAGCCTTGATAAACCTCGTAATTTCGCACTTTTATGCATTGCCCTTTGCTTGCCCTTTTTTTCTCAATTTCTCCCGTGCTTTCTAATTTTTCAAGAGCCGTTCTGACTTGCTTAATTGTCAAGCCTGTCTGTTCCGAAAGCAAGCTAATTGAGGTTATCAATTCGCCCTTTTCTACGGTCTGTCCTTGCCATTTTTTCGGGGTATGATTAGCAATTAAAAGCAAGTGTATAAACAAGGTCTTTGTCGGCAGGTCAGAGTACCATTCCCACTCTATAAATTTGCGGTGAAGCTTAATCCATCCAGCCATTATGCTCACCTTTTTTATAAAACGGGCATTGCTTCTTTTTGCATATCATTTCTTTTAATGCGATGCATTTTCCGTTTCTATATGCGAAGCAATCAGCTTTTTCGCCTGCCATTTTTCTTTTGACATTTCGGATTGATTTTTCGATATCTCCGAGAATTCGCATCGTGCCTTTTATTTCTATTTCTCCATTGAAATAGTTATCTGCGACCTGCATCGCCCTTTTTAATTCCTTTATTTCGTCCATTATTCAATCTCCTTTTAAAATGGTAAATCCATTCCGTCATTGTCCGCTTCGCCGAAATCCGCCGAAATTTGCCCGTTATTGCCGTTTCCCGTTTCGGCGGTATTTTTATCGGCTTTCGCCTTATCTCCGCAAAATGATACGGTTTCCGCTAAAATTTCAAAAGCTGTGCGTGCGTTTCCGTTCTTGTCCTCATATTTTCTCATTTGAATGCTTCCTGTTAAGGCAAGCAACGAGCCTTTTGTGAAATATCGGCAGATAAAGTCTGCCCGTTCTCTCCAAGCAACACAGTTAATAAAATCGGTCTGCTTGTTTTCTCCGTAGCCTCGGTCAATCGCAAGCGTGAAGCTTGTTACAGATAATCCGCTGCTTGTTGTTCTGAGTTCGGGTGCTGCCGTGAGCCTTCCCATAAGTGTTACATTGTTAATCATTCCGCATTCTCCTTTGCTATTTTTAATGCCGTTATGGCAAAATCAATTTTTGATATAACGTTGTCTTTTACA